CAATCCCACTCGTCGTTGAACATAACTACACCAACGCCATGTTTGATAAAGCTATTGCACAGCTTGAGGTATGTCGGAAAGAAGTTACGCCAAGAGCGGATAGCGGCAGTTACCTCTTGAGCTACAACTTGAGACAACTCATCGTTTTCCGTTTGTGATCCAAAGAGCGTAGGGCATGAGAAGAATGTTTGTGGAGCATTGATAATGTCCGTGTATCCAGCCAATGCAGTATCAAGAACTTGCTTGGCAAATCCCCAAGATACATTTACTCGATATGATTGCCCTGCATTGATCAATGCTCTTTCGTCGTATGGCCTTTCGTTGTCATACGCAGCATCAATCTTACTGCGGTCAAAAGCCGATACGGCATCCGCTCGTCGTAGTGTCTCCCAAATCTCATACGCTGATTTTGCATCCTTGATTCTTGAACTGGGGGGAGTTCCATCTTTAGAAAGTGTAGCTAATACATCGCTCATTCTTCAGTTTCCTTTTGCTTTTTCTTGGAGGATTTAATGTTGGATATGCGCTGTTTATACAATTTGGAATGTTTTTCTACATCAGAATCCGTAACATCTTCAATGTCCTCCAAGATGTCTTCAGCGTCCTCAACTGATAAATTTTTTATCATTTTCATATCATTATTATTATTGTCCAACAATAACTTGAAAAGGGAACCATCCTTGCAACCATGAACAAGAACAGCACTTTCATTCACCGGATTATTCCAATGAACATCCCAAGCTAAGTTGGCATCAGAATCACATACAATGTTTTTACCTTCATGGCGATAGTTTTTTGTTCTCCAATTATTTTGAATCAAAGAAGAATTATTAAGCCTATTTACAACATACCATTGTATCACATGAGTCCAATGCCTATTAGTAAGTGACAAGGAATTCAATACAGGAGAATAGCATATTTCTCTGGAGTATACTCCAATTGGAGCCATGCGTTGACCAGCAAGAGATTCCGGCATAAGCTCGCCATTCTTGCCTTCATAAACTCTTTCCCTCAATCCAAGATAAATAGCAGGCTCACGCTTTTCTTTAGCGGCTTTAGTTGTATCCGAATAGTATTCGTTGGAAATTATATCAAGCCAATTGTTTTTCAAGATGGTTGTATCAAGTTCAAACCACATGAATGCATCAATATCTTTCTTTCCAGAAATGTATTTACACAATTGTTGGAAGTAGAAATTACATGACATAGGCCATCCAAGCATTGTGTCATCAATGATCAGAGTTTCAGATGAATTAAATAGATGCTTAATCTTGCTTTCAATTTCAATGACATCACGCTCGACTTCGCGTGATCCAAACACAATCAACTCATGCTCTGCCCCAGGCTTAAATGTTTCGATTGATTTTAGAAAGGCAGGAATCAAATGACGATCATGCCGCGATACTGGTATTGCTAACTTCATATTAAAATAACATTGTGAATGTTGCTTTGAACTTTATTGGAGATACTGGATATCGATCATCCACAAACTCTTGACAATTCACCTTCCTCCACACCCTCCGAGGCATAAAGAAAGCATACTCGTAAATGCCGCGAGAAATAATGATAACTTTAAAGCCTGCCCTATCAAGCATGAATCCACTCCCACTAATTGCGCGTGATACTGCAATAGCAAGCGGAGACTTTGCAGGGTCATGTTTAATTCCATTAACATAATCTTCTGGTTTTACTATGATTTCAAAATCTACATCTGGACGCTTCTCGTCAATGAAAATTTCTGACCTTGTTTTTTGAAAACCGAATTCCTGTAAAAGTGTCATTGCGGAATAAATTTATCAAACTATACTTTTATTGCAATAACTAATTGCGATATTTTTTGTTTTATTATAATATTTTTTAAATGAATTTTGCTCCTATTTTTGGCGATCCAATTGAGGGATACCTTCACCAATATGGATTTAACTGGCGTAAGGGAACCCATCAAATAGCCATTGAGCTTGCGATGTTCCGTGAGAAGATAACGAAAAGAATACCTGCCGACACAGGAGGCGTTGATACATTTAATCACTTCCAAAGGATAGCCAAGGCATTTTGGCCTGAACGCGACAGCAAGGCTGCCGTTAACTTTATCTGGCATCCATGGGCTGAACGAATGATACGAGCCGCTTGCAACCATGAATATCTTGCAATTGCAGGCTCCGGTGGTTGCGGTAAGTCAGAAGCGTACGCAATATGGGCAATTATCAACTACCTTGCTGATCCAGAGAATACAACAGTTCTTGCAACATCAACAACGATCAAGGCATCCAAGCAGCGTATTTGGGGAAAGATCACTCGATATTGGGGCGTGTGCGAACAACTGGGATTGCCGGGTCATTTAGTAGATTCTGAAAATAAAATTAGTTATGTTGGTCGAGATGGCAAGCGATCGGACCTTTCCGGCATTGTGCTTATTCCTGGCGAGAAGAAGAAGGAGCGTGATGCTACCGGCAAGATGCAAGGTATCCACAACAAGAATGTCATTTTTGTAGCTGACGAGCTTTCTGAACTATCGGAAGCTATTACTGAAGTTGCCTTCTTCAACTTGTCCAAAGGTTGCGAACGATTCCAATTTATCGGCATCTCTAACCCCGCTTCGTATGTTGACGCATTTGGAAAGTTTGCCAAGCCAAAGGAAGGATGGGACTCTATTGATGTAGATGATGAGGAATGGACTACAGATCGTGGAGTATGCTTGCACTTTGATGGATTAAAGAATCCAAACATGATTGCAAAAAAGAAGATTTATTCTTGGATGGAAGGGCCATCAGATTTTGAGAAGATTCCAGAGGATGCCAAGAACACATCTTCATTCTGGCGAATGTATCGTGGATTCTGGTGTCCTGCTGGTATCACAGACCAGATTTATTCAGAGATTGAAATACTTAACTCAAAGGCTACTGACAAAGCGATATGGCTTGATAACGACAAGGCGAGGGTGGCATTCCTTGATCCATCATTTACAAATGGTGGAGATAGAACTGTTCTTTATTTTGGAACCGTTGGAAAGCTGGCAGAACCGCATGGATATCGTGGACTTCAATACGACGAATTTGTTGTGTTTAGTGAAGATGTGACGGACAAAACATTAACTAGATCGCAGCAAGTAGTGCAATGGTTCCGCAACGAGTGCTTGGCAAGAGGCGTTCAGCCAAAGAACGCTGGATACGATAAGTCAGGCGCTGGTGGTCCTCTGGGAGATTTTATCTCTGTAGCATGGTCAAAAGATGTATATGGCCTTCAATTTGGTGGACGAGCATCTGACAATCCCGTGTCTGCCTACGATCCAACTCCATCTCACGAAAGGTATGTTAACTCTGTTTCTGAAATTTGGTATTCAGCTAAAGAGTATATGCGGACTGGTCAGATCAAGGGAATCAGCGATGACCTATTGCGCGAAATGTGCATGAGAAAACTTGATCCAAATGGAGAAAAGAATCTTGCGCTTCGTATTAAAGTTCTTCCAAAATCCGAAATGAAAGCAAGGTTTGGTATATCTCCAGACATTGCTGACGCAGGAATGGGGCTTCTTGCCCTTGCAAGGGAGAGGCTAAATCTCGATAGCACAAAAGCAACAAAGGCGTTAAATACGAACAATAAGGTTGCAAGCAATGGATGGAAGCAAGCCTTCAGCAAGTTCCGATCTATCTATTAATTAAACCTTACATAGAACAATTTCAATAAAAGCCTCAACTCCATTGGACTCTTCAAATGTCTGATCTACATTTGCAGATATATTGTAGTCGTAATTATTATCAATTAGCATCGCTCTTTTTGCGTAGCAAATGTGTGATAGCTTTGTCAGAAACTTGTATATATTTATATGATGCTTGGATGGGCTTTGCTCAAATGTAAAACTCCATGTGCTTTTGTGGTCTGGATTGTAGCGAGACGGCCAAACCCTGTTTTCATATAGCGTCCAGTCCGGTATTGATATGATTGCGTGTCCACCAGTCTTAACGATTCCCATCCATTCAACCATAGCGGCATATGGATCGTGCATATGTTCTAAACATTGTGATGCGTGTAGGTAATCAAACTTGCGCGTGAAGTATTCCGATATCTTGTTAGCGTCACCTTGCTCTTGGTCAAACGCAATGCAATTGTCATCCCGTATCTTGTCTGGTCCACATCCTACATCAATGCCATCTCCACAAATAATCTGTCTCCAGTTAAATATTCCAAGTTCATCTTCAGCCATTCTTCGCTTCATTGCTTTACTTGCTTCATTCATAGCTTTTCAAACAATTCTTTAACTCGCTTAACATCATGTGCAAACCTATCTGGAATAGCGGATGGTTGGTTATTGGAGCTTGTTTCATTAATAATCTTGTCTTCAATCTCTTTCTTACTGCCAGTAACTCCGTTATTTCTTGCATGGTTTACAACAACATCAAGTGCATAACTATTAAATATCTTTCCGTTGATTGTAAGTTTCCAGCCTCCTTGCGGTGATTCTTGTCTGTCCGCCTTTTCCTTTGGCCTATCTATCTTTACTTTAACTCCAGATATTTCTGTATCAATTATTCCATCATAGCAAAATGTAGCATTGTCTCGTTTATAGATACAATCAGGTTGCCATAAGCAAACTTCTTGAATGCTTCTGTGCTTCAAGCCTTCTGCAACGCAATTAGCTGAACTTTGGTTCCCAATAAAGCAATCGGAATTTTTAATTGCGGTAGCCAAGTGAAGATAGTCTCTAATCACAAGCCTTTTAATTTTTCCAAATCTCCTGCAAAACAAATCATACTCATTATCATGCCCAACAAAAAGCATTTTATCTCCAAGTAGCTTAACTAACTCAAGCCACGGAAATAGCGGATTTGCATATCGATGTGTCTTGTTAACAATAATTTTACCATTGTATCTTTTATCATCGTTTGCAGTTAGCCATGGCTCTGAAAAATCCACATCCTGTTTTATCCATTTTGCATGATGCGATGCAAGGCGAACGCCCCATTCTAATCCTTGCTTGCGAAAATCAACAAATGATTTATCAATTTCTTGAGATTTAAATTCCTCGCATTTACTTATATATGACTGAAACTCAATCAACGGAGCCAATAACTTAACAGCTTTAGGATTGTTTTGGATATAGTAATTCCCTCCACCAGCAGCCTTAACAGCAGATAGACTTAATAAAATATCACCGAAGTCTCGTTCATGTAAGAAGTTCATGTTTCTTTTCTTTTCCAGCAATGTTTTATTTTCTCAAAGTCTTGTTTGATTTCTTCATTCAATCCCTCCCTCTGCACATCTATAGGGACATGAACAGCAGCCTTAAGCGAGCAACTACATACAAGGCACGCTCCAAGCTCATTGTCTCTCTCTGTTTTTCTGTTTCCAAGAATTGAGCTTAATAGTGTTATTACTGCACCCATACACGCCCCACATGAGAATTGAAGCGTAGCATTCATTGGGCAGTCAGCACAGATAGAAGCCCTTCTATCTGCTTCAGCTTGCGACACAAATGCGCTCTTGCCTGATAGAGTTGACTGCGCCCACGCCTTCATCATGTTTAAGAACGACAATACTGATGTAAGTGAAAGTCTTCTTCTTTGTATTTTATTCATATCAATTCCATGACATAGCCTTCCCCATTGTGTATTTTGATTGCACATCTCTGAAATAAACTCCTCCTCCCATGTAGGAGTAAGGAATATCCCGTTAGCCGCACAATGGTTTTTATATGCATTACAGATAGCCCGGTAGTCGTAATGCTTGAACTCAATGCCAGTTTGCGGAACCTTAATCTTCCATCCGCCAGGAGGGGATGTTGATTTGTCAATATACTCGTATTCGATCATTCGTTCCTTAATCTCTTCACAGCACGAACTGCCATGTCGGAAGCTCCGGTGATTTTAATCCCATCAATTGAATATCCGCGAACATACTTTTCAAGCTCATCATCGTATTTGTTTACAGGAAGACTTTCAAGTTTCTTTCGATTCTTAAACATCTTGTCAGATACAACCCGTCCATACTCACGGACATAGACCTCAAACTCTTTGTCTGTCAGAACATCGCCAAAGCGTTTTTGTGCATTTGATCTTGTAGGAATGGATGGGCCGCTGCCTTTGCTCAAGATTAGTTCATTGAGTTCATTCTCTGGAGTGTTTTTAGGAAATGAGAATACGGCAGGCACACCGAGCTTAAATAGCTTGTCTCCCCAGTCATCCGCACGGATTGGTTGTCCGAGAGCGTTGAGAGCTTTAGCGCCCAACCACGGACCAACAATAGGGGTATTAGCATAGATAGCTCCCTGCATGGAAGACCTGTCAACTGGATCACTAATGAAATCCGAAATGTTCCTTGATAGGGATGATCCAACAATTGGGATAAATGTCTTACCAAAGAACCCGGCTTGACCAACAAGTTCCTCTGTAATCTTGCCATCCTTTGATGCATCAAACAAAGGCTTGGTAAACGCAGCGTATGGACCTCTTTGAGCCAATGCAAAGAATGCAGACCCTAATACTTCTGCCGCAAGGTTCAAACTCTCTGGCTCTTTTTTAGCAAGGTTAAGTTTTTCTTTAATGCGCCAATCGTCCAACCCGCCAGCAAGCATGATTGGGAAGAACAATGCTTCGCCGCCTCTTCCAATGTTGATTGGAATAATCGTATCCCCCATGACAATGTGAATGCTGTATGGTTTATATTTTTTGTGCCATGCATCAAAGTATTGCCTATCTGCACTATAGCTCGGACCATTTCCAGTAATAACAATTTTAAACTTCTTCTCTTCATCGTCATCAGTTGAGCTTCCAGCAAGAGCAGCAAGTCCAAGCATAACGACAGAGCCAGCAATAGTTTCCGTAAGTCTTTGTTTGTATTGAAGTTCAGTCTGAAGACTCATTGCGTATGGAGAATCTTCGCCTTTGTTTTTCTTGTATTTATCTACAGCAAGACGAACAAATCCATATGGAGAAAACCATGCAGTCGTATGGAATACACGGGCAGGAACAAGAGCAAACCCATAAAGCATCTTTGAGAAAACCTGCATTGCTGGGCCTTGCCGCCCAGCAGCCTCTGCAATATTTTCAAGGAATGAAATTGGCAGGTAAGAAAGAATGCCATCGTCAGAAAGTTTCTTTGTTGTTTCAGTAAGGCTATCTATGTTGAGTGTTTTATTTCTACCAACAGTTTGAAGCGCATCATTGATTGCTGAATCCAATACTTTGTCTCTTATTCCAAGCGAAGAAAGTCCGGTTACAATCTCATTACGAACAGCAAGATCAGCCAAGACTCCAGCGCGATCACTCACCATGCCATTAGACACGTTTTGCATATATGTCTGCCTGCGGAAATGCAGGATCATGTTTGCAAACTCCTTACGCTTGTTCTGTGGAATGTTGTTTTGCTTCATCGCTTCCATTGCGTAGCGAGTAATGTTCTGATTCTCCAATGCAGAGATAGCGCCTTGATCGAGAGCGGAAAGAACCCGTCCAGTAATCTGCGTCATTCCAACAAGCATATTCGCCATGCCGTTAGCATAGTCGCCTTTAGCCCATTGAGCCTTGCCTTTGTCAAACAACTCACGAAGAACATTCTGACCTTGCAGATACTCAACCACATCGTTCATGTAAATCTGGTTCTTGAACGCATACGATGTCTGGTTAAACCAAGACTTCATACTATCCAAAAATGTCTCAAATGCCATTGGGATGCGTGATGGTTCAGTAAACGCATAGCGGCCAATGTCGGTAATCATATTACGCACAGAGAATCCAATTGGAGAAACGATGTTAACCAAGAGCGTCGGAATACCCATGAGTGCTTGAGCTACATAGTAAGCACCAATTGCATCCTTAAACCTTACTGGCATCTTTGCCTTAACAATGATCTTATTGAGTTCAGCCATTGCTTCAGCCTTGTCTGCTTGATTTGCGTTCTCATCAGAAATAATTCCGTCCAATTGAACGATGCGTGTAAGTTGTTCTTTGCTAAAACCAGACCATCCGTTCTCTTTAGCAATGATGCCTTCGGTAGTCTGCGTTGGATCAAGGACTCCAGTTCTGATTGCGTCTTGAATTTTCTTCAACGCATTCTTACCGAGTTGTGCGTTTCTGGATAGATAGTTCTGCCATGGTGCAGACTTTGCTAGTGTTGCCTCAAATGCTTTCTGCTTTGCTTCTGCGAATCTTTCAGCGATTACGCTCTCATATAGCCTTGCTGCGGTGTCTGCCGCTTGATTTGATAGCCCTGCCTCAACCAAGTATTCGCGGATCACACCTTGCATCCATTCCGGCTTCTGCTGATCCTCAAGTGGTGTGTCTTTGATGCGCTGGATGATGACTGCGAGCGAACCCTTCTCTGCTGCCGTCTGAAGCTCTTTAAGCTCACGATCCATTGCTTTGATCTCATGCTGTCTCCAGACAAGATCGGAGATTGTGATAGCCTGCGCTTCGCTTGCTCCAGCTTGAATGAGTTTGCCAGTCAGTTGATTTGTCCATGCTTCCTTGCGATTCATTCTTGGCTTTTGCCTCAAGTCTTGTTGAACAATAGCCTTTATCTGATTCTCTTCATTTTGAGGGAATGCTGGAGTGTCGGATAGTTGATTTGCAAGTTGATCGATAATGGACTGCGCTTGTCCTTCAACATTATTACGCAATAATATTTTAGCCTGACGCTTTGCATATGCGGCATTCTTTTTCTCAATTTGCCGTGCATACATATTATCAATGGATTGTTCCAGATAGCCTTTAAGACCATCGTAGTTTTCATCCATCTCTATTCCAGTCTCAAACTCTTTTGATACTCCGTAGATTTTACGAATAATAGAATCAACGATGTTCCGCTTTGTTTCAGCGGTAACTTTGCCATCCGGCTCGTCAATCAGTTCACTAATCTTTTTCTTTTGCTCCTTTAGTTCGGAGCTAATGAGACGCTGAAGCATATTATCGCTAACAGGCATATTAATTTGTCTGCTCATGGACTGGTTCCATGCATCAAGAATGATGTCATACTTTGCGTTTACAGACTCTTCATCAAATCCAGCGGCAAGCTCACCTTCTCTCCTGCGCTCAATCTCTGCTACGATTCTTTGGTCAGCTTCAATCCTCTTCTCATCACTTAATTTATTCTCATTCAAGATAGACGCAACCTTCTCAATGTCTGTCATCTTGGTGTTAGGTGGTTCACCTTTGAGTCCAAGATCAATCAGCGTCTTCTGGACGATCTTCGCAAGCTCGTTGTTTTGAGCTTTATCAAGTTCTGCAAGTGGCCCCTCTTTGCGCTCTTGGTCACTCATCGTTTGCCAGAATGTGGATTCAAGTCCACCAGCGCCTTGATTGACAAGCGTCTTTCTATAGTCAGCGAGTTTGCCAATAATGAAGTCTTTAATGTTTTTAGAAGGATTAACCTTCTTAGGACTATAGGTAAGTTTAATGCCTTTTATTTTTTTATCTGCATTAAGGTTCTGGAATGAAATAAGAAGCTCTTCTTTCTTTGGTTCGGTAGATTCCTTGATCTTGCTTTCAATCTTCTTAACAACCTTTCGACCAGTTCTATTCTCTACTTTCTCAATCTCGCCAGCAATTTCTCCTGGCTCTCCGATTGGAGTATCATTTGATCCTTTAATGGCTGCATCAACTGCGGCAATTTGTTGATTACTTGGCTTCCCAGTTCCAAACAATGTAGCTGTTGTTCTCTCAACTTTAGAATCATGTTCAGTCGTTATGGTATGATATCCATCAATAGTATACTCCCGCTTTCCTCTTAATACTCTGCCGGATTCCGTTGCAGTGCCTCCGCGATTGTCGGTTGGCATACTATTAATTCTACGAACAAGATATGAAATCATCGTAGTATTGCCTTGAGCCGCCAACTTTGCAGCGTAATTTGCAAGTGATACAGAAAACAATCCAGCACCCATTCTTGTGTCAGAATTCGTTTCTTGATCTACAACATCGTTGATCTGTCCGGCAAGATCATAAGCTGCTCCAGATTCAGTATCCAGCAACTGCTCTATGTAGTCCCATGCAGCACTTGTATTCTCATCAGACACTTCCGATCCATCAAAGAACTTCTTACGCAATACTTCGTTGGTTTGCTTAATGATCCCTTCTGGAGTTGTTATGATATCTCCACGCTTCTTGCTTGCAACTTGCTCACGCCTTGGCTCTGCTGCCATTCTACGGATGTCTGGAGATTTAGCACGGAATCTTTGCGAAAGTGGTATCACATTGCCTGCGTCATCGTAGGTTACGGAGTCTGCGGATTTAATTTCTTTTGGAGTGTTTGCAACAAAAATAGCGTTTAAATAATTGAAAACACTATCTTTAAGATAAAATCTTTTTACTATAGGAGTGCCACCATTTGATTTTACAGCATCATTCGCAAATGAATCAGCTCTTTCTTTTTCTTTTGCAAAATAAAATCCTTTCCCAAATCGATTATTGGACTTGCTTTTCTTTTTATCAAATTCTGTAAAATCAATATTTGTTCCATGCCACACTGGGCCAATTGTATATCCCGCATTCTTTGCCGCCTCATCCACCATCCTCTGGGCAGTCTCCATATCTCCACGCTCTACCGCTGCAAGATACTCGGCGTCCTGTGCCGTCTCTGCTGACTTCAGCACACCAGAATCAATCTCACGAACAATCTGCTCGCCGGACTTGAATCGCTTATGTGCTGCCGCAAGGACTGCCAATGCGCCTCGATCATTTACTTGGAGGTTAGTTCCAAGCTTCTCGTTGATCCAACGCTTGATCTTATCAAGAAGCTGCTTCCACTTCGGAATTGCCTTGCTGCCTTGAATCAACTGCATGAATGCACGGATTTGCTTCTCCTCCATCTGCACAGCGCCAGTCTCTTTGTTGTAGAACTGACTGATAATCCTATCTGCGTCTGCCTTCTCCTCTTGTGTCATTAGCTCCCAGAATTGCTTGAAGTCAGCTTGGAACTCTGGATCGCCAAAGATGTAGTGACCAAGTTCATGGTCGATGATGTCACCAAGATTCTCGCCTTTGGCTATGTATGCGAGGTTGATAACGATCTGACCACGATTCACGAAATACCCTGCCTTCATCTCAAGGTCTGGATCAGTAGTATTGTTTACAATAACAATGCCTTCTGGTATGCCTTGCTTTCCGAAGTGTGCGTCTACTGCTTTTACCGCTTCCTCATATGTGTATTGATTCTTTTGAGGGACAGCCTCTGGAGTAACGACATCTGGCTTTTGATTCTTGATAATCAAATCACCAATAACGGATCGAGTAAGTGCTGGGGGGATTCCGTTTCCAACAATTGTTTTAGCAAGTGCTTCATCAGCAGGAAGCGGAAACGAATCTGGAACACCAGTCATTCTTGCCATTGCTCGCGCTGTAACCTTTTTAACAATTCCACCGGGAAGAGCAATAATGTTTAAAGAACCAGGTGATGCCAATAGTGTAAACGCGGGTTCATTTGACCAACGCATAGACTC